CAAGCTGCCGCTGCATATCGGCATTAGCCGGCATGATGGATTTAATCGCATTTACGCCGGTAGAGGTCAGTTGCAGTATTTCATTGATCGTCATTTTGGCATTCAGCGCAGGGCCTAAGATGCCGCGAAAAGCCGTTGTAAGCTCCTCGGTAGTAGCCGCCGTCCGAAGGGCTTCTGAGTTGAGTTGCCGCATGATATTCTTGGACAAGGAAAGGGACTCACCCCAGGTCAGCGACCGACCGTTAATTTCAGTCATAGAAAGCAAAATGCCAGCCATGCCGGTTTCATGTACTTCCATCGACTTTTTAAAGTTTGAAATTGCTCCGACAGTCCCATTGATGGCTGCTGTTAAGCCATTAAAACCAGCTATACCGGCAGCGAAGCCAGCGGCGCTATAAAAGACCTTATTTAATCCGCTTGTCGCGCTCCCCAGGGCAGTGATCTGCGCTGTAGTAGCGGCAGCTGATTGACTCGCCGACTTAAACGCTTGTGAGGCCATGTCTTTGCCAATAATCTGTATTTGTACGTCATTCGCAGCCATCGTCACCCTCCCCTGGTTTGCGATTCAGCTCGTAAAATTCAAGCGCCTGGAGCGCATGCAGCATTCCAGGCGTTATATCAATGTTCAGTGTGTTGGCCACCTGGTATACAGCAACATAGTCAAGGCCGACCGGACAAGGGCCGATCACGCCGCCTGCTCCCATCACGCCGGTACGCCATTGTGTTTTAGCTACGTTCCATAGTTCCCACGCTTCCCGGTTTTCCGGCCAAAGGTCAGGGCATCTCCATTCACATTTACTGCATTCCGTCCAGTCACGACATGCTTTGACGCAATAGGGATAATAGCGCTCCACATACCATTTCCAGACGGATACTAGTTTTTTGCGGTTATATCGTTTTTGTAAGACAGTCCGAAAATATATTCCCCGAAAAATGAAGCCACATTATTTTCAACATTGTCAAAGTCAAACTCAGGATAAATATTATCTACTATCCAGTCAGCCATATCTTCTTTAATGACGAAGTATGACCGCGGGTCATTAGTTTCAATTTTAAAGAGATTAACTTTAGCCGCATCCAACCGGCGGCGCTCTGAGCGGTTTAGCTTGCGGGGCTCCGGCAACTTCCCTGCGGCGACTAGCTCAAGTACATGCTCCCGATTCTTTTCATAAAGTTCTTTAGCTTCCTGCTCAGCGTCTTTCTGTTCGATTTTTTCTTCACTCATTGCTTAATCCTCCACTCATATGGCGTAGCTTTCTACGTCATTTTTTAATGTTACCTGGATAGATGTATTTTCATAATTATCCCGGTAAAAACTCCTAAAACCCATCGAAAGTAGTAATCCTTTTGGCCCCTCGATGGTCGGCGTCGCCCGTTCAAACAGCAGTTCCGGCAGTAAAAACTCCAGTGAATGCTCCTCGCGCTTAAAGGTTAGTTTTAGACTGGTATTTTCGCCGGCAATGGCTTTGTCCAGCAATGTGGCATCCTTGAATAATGCCTCAATAGTGCCGGTCGGTTGAATAATCCCCTCAACAATATCACCGCGAGTTCCTTTGCCGTTTAGGCACCAGGTGTCACCGTCCAGGCCAAAGTCAAAATCAAGATCAAGCTGCCGGCAGGTAGCGAGCAATACCCCGCCTTCTTCTACGGCGGCCTGAAACTGATTAAATCTTAAAAGTTTTAATTCGCTCGGGTTGGCGCTCATGCTGCTATTGGCTAGTATTTCATCGGCGCCCATAACATCAAGGTTGTATGTGGTTTCGTTATTGCCAACAGCCGTATTTAGGGTAAATTTACTTATTTTGCATCCTGGATAGGTCGCGTACTCCCCTAAATCACTGAAGCTTTTTTCCAGTGTCATGCTCGGCATGTCGTCATGCACTTTCCAGACATGAGTATAGGGACCGCTCCCGGTTGTTGTCGGTTCGCCAAACATCCCATTAAGTATTAAACCGATATTGCGGACATCCAGCGGCAAAGTTAAGCTGCCGGACACGTCGATCTGCCCCATACCGGGCTCAACCGGATCACGGCGACCGGTAATGGTGTTAGGGTCAATTAAGGTTTGCTTGGCCGTTAGTGTATTGGAGTTGAAAGGTATCTTGTAGGCTGCCGGCAGTGTAGGGGTTACGCCGTAGGTAGTTTCAAATGCCAGGGCCAGCGCCCCTTTCATTCCTCTTGCTTGTCTTTTCAACTTGTCTCACCTCTTTCAATAGTCAAGTTCTTCGCCCATGGCGGGTTCAATAATCGTTGTTAGAATCATGTACCCTGGAAACTGCGGCCAGTAGTCTTGCGTTTCAATACTGTAGTCCACGCGGGACACAGGGAAATTATCCATTAGTTCAGCCTGCAATACTTCATAGATCAACTGGCCGAAGTCGTCGGTTTCGTAAACACCTAGAAATTCAATCACTTCCCCGGTTAAGGTTTCGTTCCAACGAACGACCTCACCATCAACCATAACATTAGGCTGATCAATGGTCCAGGAAATTGAGATTCCGTAGGACAATTCCGACTGATCAAGCCCTTCGGTCTTGGCGCCAGGTAAAATAAAAATTGCCGGACAGTGCTTCTTGTCAGGCAATTTCTTCCCGTTGATTCCCATAAATATAGTTGGTGGCTTTCCATATTTATCCTGACAAAAATCATTGATTTCTGTCGAATTCATTAATATATCCCGCCATCGCATGGCCATGGTTTTAAGTTTTAGTGTAAGCTGCATATTTACCTCACTGATACACGCGATAAACGCGTTTTGATGTGGCCTGCGATCGCTTAGTCGCTCCTTGCAGATAGTTAATTAGTTTTAGCTCCACCTGTTTAGGCGCACCTCTAGCAATCACCGGCTTCATTGGTTCGTAAGTTTGCCTAGCTGGAACGGCAATTTGTGTTTTGTTTTGCGGGAAATAAATACCCGCTAACATAAACGCTCCTCGCAACTTATCGGTTACTTGCGTGAAAAATCCTTTTTCCTGTTTTGTTCCGATACGCACAGCTGATTGACTTAGCCAGCCAACCGTTACTATTCCTTGGTTAGCTTTAGTTTTGTCGTACCCGACCGCATTCGCAAGTTTACCCATCGGCTTATAAGAGCGCCGAGCATCGTTGCCGAAAGCCATTTCCAGTCTGCGCCGCATATGAGCCGGCATTAAGGTAGTATATGGCCGGCCACCAGGCGCGCCGGATTTAATGCCGGCCTTGATTTGTTTCTGTGACCAAAAACCGGCTGACTTTAAGGCGCTGGCAATCCATTGAGGTTTTTCAGAGATTACCCGCTGCAGAAACGGTGTTAGAGGATCATCGTACTGAATTTCTAAACGCATTATATCACCTCAAAATAACAGCGCTTTCATCGGTGACAAACCTGAGTTTATGCCGCAGGCTGCCAATACTAACCGCGCCATCCATTTGCCATTCAATACCTTTATGAACCAGTAGATCCCCAATCTGAGGTTCTGGCGCAACGGACGCCATGACGGAGAAAAAAGCGACTTCTCGCCGCTCATAACTAGACATTTGCCGGCTGGAACCTTCGCCAACAAAAGGGATGACTACAGTTTCAACCCCGTTATAGGTAGCCGATTCGCCGTGCCCGTCCTCATTGAAAAATACCGTTTCCAAGTCTGCAGCCATCAAATCTTTTAGATTCATTTTTTCTTACTGGTCTTGGCCACGGTGGCATTAGGATCAACACCTGGCAGTTCGGCGACACTGGCATTTAAGGAATCATCTTCTTGCTCGACTACTGCCTCTTCCGGTGTTTCTTCTTGTCCATCTACTGCCTCTTCCGGTAATTTTACCGTATCTTCAGTATACTCGGTAATGCTGGCAAGTTTCACAATATTTCCAGGATGTTCAGACACCAGTTTATCCGCCAAGTCGGCGGGGACGTTAGGAATAACAGCCCCAGGGCCGAACCGTTCGCCGTCATAACGAAGATTAAATCTATTAACCATTAAGGTTGCCAGTAAGGTTTTCGTCATTCTAATTTCACCTTCCATCATCTTATTTTACCTTCAGCGTGTACCAGTCGTCGGCAAATTCCGGTTTAGGGACGCAGCGGCTGGCAAGCCGGATAAACTGAGCATCTTTCCCTTCTTCCGACCAAACTTTGGGCACATCCCTGCCCTCATAAGTAAACCATTCTTTTCCTTCTAGCTGGGTAATAGCGCCAAACAACTGTGATCCCCGACCAGTTACTCCCATTAGTACATAATCGTTCGGAATATACTGCTGTCGGACACCATCCTTGTCTTGATAGATGCCGTTATATACCCAAAGCTGCAGGTCTAGTGAGGTGATGGTGCCAAAATAGCGGACACCTGGCGCCACGATGCGCGGCTGGATGTTGGCAATATACATGTTGCGAATGTCCAGGTATTTTTGCATACGCTCGTTGTTTAGAATATAGCCTTCGACATTGTTGGGGAAAATGGCCACTCCGGGATTGATGCCTGCATTTTCGGCTATGGTTTGGTGCATGAATTTTAAGTCGCCGTAAATATCGGCATTGGTATTATCCCACGTATCGGTGCCTGCCAAAATGTCTTTTTGCGTCCAATCGCTATAAGTCACGGTATCGACCAGATAGGTTTCCCCATCGTCAGCATATCCGTGTATCTCGACGCTGCCAAATAGCATAATTTGAGCGCACATCCATTCAATTGTCCTTGTGTTCATGTCGCGAAACTCGGCTAAATCGCGAATCCGAACTTCCATGGCGCGTTGCGCCGGTGTTCTGGTGCTATAGACCGGTTCCCCGAAACCACGGTGCGCTATGGTATCGCGAGTAATGGGCCGTTTAGGCATCATCATCGGTGGCTTATAGTTTTTAGTGTCAAAGCCTGCCCGTTTTACGTTTACCCCGCTGGAATCACCGGTGACAAACGGCGAAAGCTGCCGGCCGCCTTTCTTGTAATCAATATCAACTGTTTCAGTTACAAATGTCTGTAAGTTAGGGAAAAACGTATCTCTAAGCAGCGTAGTCGGTGGGTATGACCGCTCCAATGCGGCCAGCATAGTCCGGGTATCGTTTATATTAATTGCCATTTCGAATTCCTCCTTATTGTTCGCTTGTCATATACATATTAAGGTCGCGCATAGCTTCTTCGTGTGACGCGGCTGTATCAGTACCGCCAAAAGTCAGGGCTTCGATGTTAAACACACCGCTGATATACACTTCTGCCGGTGTATCTGCAGTACTGGCATCGACATCCCGCGCTAAGACACAATTCGCTGCCTGGCTGCCATCAGTCGCGGTGCTGTTTACCGTCTGATATTTGCCGCTGGCCGTTATCTTTCCCAGCACTGTGCCCCTAACCAAAAGACCAGCGCCGCTTACAATCGTTACGATTTTTGTCCTTATAGGCGGGTTCTCGCCACCAATCAAGTTATCATAGGTAAATGTACCAATGGTTTGCACAAGCTCTGCCATATTATTTACCGTCCTTTCCGGCTTTTTGATTAAGACCTTGAGCCATGAAGTTTACTGCTGCCGCAAGCTCCTGGGCTTCTGTTGCGGCTCCCGCAGCGTCT